GATCGACGTGAACCAGGTTGCAATTCCCGTCCACATCAATTCAACCATTTCCATTCAAGTCAAAAACACGTCAAACACATTTGTGCCAATCTTCGGCGGTAGCGTCGTGGACATTGGGTTGGAAGTGCGCGACGTAGGTTCGACCATGTTTACACAGACCTATTCGATCACGGCATTGGGCGCATTGGCACGTTTGCCAAAAGCCTTGACGAATGGCGTGCTTTCAAAGGACTTTGACGGTAATCAGATTTACACGATACTTTCAGACCTTTTGTTGAATACCTGGGCTGAAGTGCCAGGGGGGTTGACCTGGGCAACGTATGACCCAACGACAACCTGGGCAGGGGCTGAAAATGTAGGTTTGGGCGAAATTGACCAACCAGGGGACTATGAATTGGCAGCGCGTTCAAGCGATCGAACCGACGTGTATTCATTAGTTTCAGCATTGGCAACTTCAGGGCTGGGCTACATTTACGAGGACGCGCAAGGGCGGATTTCATACGCTGACGCAACGCACCGCAGCCAATACCTTCAGACAAACGGTTACGTTCAAATAACGGCAAATCAAGCCCGAGCAGCTGGTCTGCGCATTGCAACGCGCGCAGGCGACGTTCGAAACAATTTGACAATCAAATACGGCGCAACTAGCAGCGCGGAAAAATCGGCAAGTGACGCAACGTCAATTTTGAATTACGGCACACTTTCCCAAATCATCACCACAACACTTCACAATGCAGCTGACGCGGAAGATCAGGCAGACTTTTACCTGGCACTTAGAAAAGACCCGCAGGCAATTTTCAAAGAAATTACCTATGACCTGACAAATCCTGAAGTGGACAATTCTGACCGTGACAATTTGATCGGCGTTTTCATGGGCTTGCCATTGTCGATCAATGACCTACCGTCAAACATGGGTTCTATCTTCCAGGGCTTCGTCGAAGGCTGGACATTCCGTGCGGGTTACAACACCCTTTCGGTTTCGCTTAATCTTTCGCCCGTTGCCTATTCATTGCAGGCATTGCAGTGGGACGAAATTTCCAACACATTTACTTGGTCGGGCGTGTCGCCAACGCTTGACTGGGCGCGTGCAACAATTATCACCTAAGAAGGAGACAACCTATGACGAACCCGACCACCCCCTTTTCGTGGCAAATGCCGACGGCGAGTGACCTTGTCACGGATTTGCCAGCAGACTTCGAAACATTTGGTCAAGCAGTTGCCACTTCAATGGCTGACTTGCTTGGCGGTACAACTGGACAGGTTTTGGCTAAGGCGTCAAATACTGACATGGACTTTTCATGGGTTGCGCAAGACGATTCAAACGCAATTCAGAACGCAATTGTGGACGCTAAAGGTGACCTAATCGCAGCAACCGCAGCCGATACACCAGCACGACTTGCAGTCGGCGCGGATTATGGATTTCTTCAAGCCATAGCAGCCGAAAGCACGGGATTGAAATGGAATGCTACTGGTTGGACTTCTTACACACCGGTTGTTGCACCAATAACGGGTTCAATCACTTCTTATTCGCTGACACTTGCAAAATGGCAAAGAATTGGTAAAACTTGCATTGTAAAATATGCATTTACACTAACAAACGCCGGAACTGGTTCAGGATTAGTGTTTGACATTCCTTTTACTGCAACCTCAGATGCCGTTGAACTTAATGTTGGTGCTGGTCGCGAATACCAAACGACTGGCAACATGACACAAATAAAAATAGATTCTGGTTATAGTACAACAAAAGCAGCAATTAACATTTACAACAACACACAACCTTGCGTGACTGGTTATCGTCACTCAGGCACAATCGTTTATGAGGTGGCGTAATGGCAAAATTCGTTTCAGCAATGGGAAATGATGATGAAGTCTCAAATGAGGATTTTTTAGCGCGTATGCGTTATTGGCGTGATACAGAGTTAGCGCGTACCGATTGGACACAAGTAGCAGACGCACCAGCAGACAAAGCAGCGTGGGCAACGTATCGCCAAGCATTGCGCGACTTACCAGCCAGCAATTCAGACCCACGCAAAATTGAATTGCCAGTTGCGCCATGATTTACCCGCAAGGCACAAACGCACGCCTGATCGAAGTCGCAGCAGCTGAAGTCGGCACGATCGAAGAAGGCGACAACCTGACGAAGTACGGCAAATTTACAAAGGCAGACGGACTTCCCTGGTGCGGTTCGTTCGTCAACTACGTTTGCGCAATGGCTGGCGTAAAGATTCACTCAGTTGTTTCAACTGCAATTGGTGCACATAAATTCAAAGAGATTCAACGCTGGTCAGGTATGCCGCAATTAGGCTATTTGGCTTTCATGGATTTTCCACATGACGGCGTTGATCGCATTTCACACATTGGAATTGTTGTCGGGTTAATTGACACAAAGACATGCTTGACGATCGAAGGCAACACCAGCGGGACAGGCGACCAGCGCAATGGCGGCATGGTTATGGTAAAGGTTCGGTCGTACGGTGAAGGCAAGGAAATCGTCGGATTCGGTATTCCAAAGTTTGTGCCTTATAAGGGAGAATTTCCAAAGATCGAAATACCTACAACGGCAGCGAAGCCAAAGAAGGAGACGAAAAAATGGAACAAGCCAAAGCCTTGATCGCGTCATGGGCGCGTTCATTTATGGCAGCAGCACTTGCCTTATACATGGCGGGCGTTACTGACCCAAAGACCCTTGCAATGGCAGGCGTGGCAGCAGTCGCACCAGTCATTTTGCGTTGGTTAAATCCAAACGACAAAGCCTTCGGTTCTACGGGGAAGTGAACCGTCGATTCGCAGCGGCTGGGTTGGTTTGGGCACTTGCACTAACCCAGTCCGCATGCGGGTATCAGGGGTGGACACGTTATGAATGCCAAGAATTCGACAACTGGTCAAAAGCGCATTGCCAAAAACCGCAATGTCTCCCCACTGGAACATGCACTGACGACCTACTTGGAATTGAATCGGAACAGACCCGCACGCCGTAAGTCACCCGAGGAAATCCACGCGCAGCTGATCTTGATAATTGGTTCAACGCTTGCTGCAGTGTTTTTGGTTGTAACGGTTGGCATTACTTACGCACTCATTTTCGTCACGCAACCAGTCAGCGCACAGGCACCTAATGACGCAGCATTTATCGATCTACTCAAAACCCTGGCAATTTTTTTGACTGGTTCATTGGGTGGAGTACTTGCTGGCAACGGACTCAAATCCAAACCGAAGCCGCAAGACACGCCGACAAACACGCAAGGTTCTTGACCGCGCGCCAATCATGCGTCACCCTGAGTTCAGGTGGTAGTCCTACCGCCAAGAATCGGGAGAATTCAAAATGGTACTTGATCTATTAGACCCGCAAACGCTGGGTCGTTTGGTGCTTGTCATCATTCTTATGGTGATTTCAGCCGCTGCGGGATACGCAAAAGGCTTCAAAGAAGGCAAGCGCGAAGGCATGGCACGACGTAAGGCAATGGTTCGTCACATGGCAAATAAGGCGGTCAAATAATGGCTGGCTTCCTAGATAATTACGAAGACGTTGCAGCACGAATCAAGCGTTTTTGGGAAACACACCCTTCAGGGCGCATTGAAAATCACATTGTTGAATTCAATGCTGAAAAGGGTTTTATTTTAATTCAGACTCAAATCTTCAAAGAGTACGAAGACGAAAAACCTTCGGCGATCGATTACGCATTCGGCAACGTAGCAACCTACAACGTGCAAATGAAAAAGTTTTTCTGCGAGGATACGGTCACGAGCAGCATCGGACGCGCCATTGGTCTTTTGCTAGGTACTGACAAGCGTCCAACCCTTCAGGACATGCAAAAGGTTGAAACGATCAGCACCACCGTTGCAAAATCTACGGCTGACGATTATGACCCGTGGTCAAAGAAGTTTGGTGACGTGCCAAGTTTCAAAACCGCAGCTGAAGCCGAACAGTCAGGCATTCCGTCATTGGGTTCATCAATGGACGAAGTGGCAAAACAATTGGGCGGTCAATTAGTAGCAGAAGCACCGCAGTGCAGCCACGGGCACATGATTTGGAAACAAGCCCACGAAGGCGCACCAAAGAATTGGGGCGGTTACTTCTGCACTGAACGCACAAAGGCAACACAATGCACGCCGCGTTGGTACGTCTTTTCAAGCGACGGAAAATGGAAGCCCCAGGTATGAGTGATTACGTCGAAATAATCTATCCACAAAGCATGACGGCAAAACTCATGCACAACGGTGACGTAATTGCCGAATACAAAGTCGCACAATGCGACGGGTGTGCCCTGGTCACAAAACTGGACGCATTTGGTTACAAAATCGGGCAGGGCGGCGAAAAACTTGCTTGGTTGTGCGGTGGTTGTCGGTGAAAATGACATTGACGCACGCCGAACAAATGGTTTGCATGCTATCGGCGATCAAATGGGAGACCGATACAGGCAAAACAATGTCCAACCCGCAGCGATACCAAAAAGACCTTTCGACTTATGAATACCTTGTCGAAACTGCTGAAGCAATTGGCAGTGAATGGGTTGTTGCCAAATACTTTGATCTACCATTTGACCCGTATCAGCAAAAGTTCAAGGGAACGGCTGACGTAGGCAATGCAATTGAAGTGCGTTGGACTAAGTATGTTGCCGGGCAATTGATCGTCCATGAATACGATCGACCAGGCGACATTGCAGTGCTGGTCACTGGTCAAGCACCGCACTATTTCATTGCGGGCTGGATTCCCATTGCTATGGCGCAACGTCCTAAGTATCGACACAGTAAGCAACCAAACTGGTGGGTCACTCAAATCAATCTTCAACCAATTGAGAATTTAAGGAAATCCAACTATGGACAAAGTGCAATTTGAATGCAGGAAATGCAAAAAGATCACGGTGCAGCTGATTCACAAAATAACGGACAACTTGCCCGACGGTGTGGAAGTGATTCAATGCACGAAGTGCGAAGTCATGGGGGTTGCACAGATAGGGGATTCAAATGCCAATCTATGAGTTTGAATGCACGGTGTGCAAAATCCGTGTTGAAGTGGATAAGTCAATCCATGACGAAAACCAACCAATCTGCTGCGGGGCAAACATGAGTCGCAGGTACTCAACTTTTGGCATTTCCTTTAAGGGTCAAGGCTGGGGACATCAATGAAAAGTTATACACAGGCGTTATCCACAAGGGTGCAAAAGGTGTGGGACACGCCCAACGCCATGCGTAAAGTTATTCAACCCTTGACGTGGGGGTGTACGCTGGACGCATACAACAACACCCCGCATTTAATGGGTAAAACAAAGAATGAAGTTCTTTCAAATAATCTTGAAAAGAAAAAGATAAATAAAAAAAGACTTCAAATGTTGTTGTTAATCACTGGCTTCAGCGCACCGATAGGGGCGAACCCTGCACATTCAGCTTCGTATTCAATCGATCACTTGAAGTTGTATGCACATTCCAGGATTCTTGACTATAAGGAATTCCAATGCTTCAACAAGATCATCACAAAGGAAAGTCGGTGGTCATACACTGCGCGGAACGGGTCGCATTGGGGGTTGGGTCAGATGAGATCGAAGCACTATGGAACACTTGACCCATTCAGACAGATAGACGCTTCATTGCGATACATAACAAACCGTTATCAAACGCCATGCAAGGCGTGGGCATTTCATCAGGAAAGGAATTATTACTGATGAGCAGCGCATTGAAGGACAATGGCAGCACAACCAAATGGAAACGCATTGCTAAGCGTATCCGTGAACGTGACGGTTACACTTGCCAGGCTTGCGGTATGGAAGGCAATTCAGTTGACCACATAATCCCAAGAAGTGCAGGTGGTACTGATGATGAATGGAATTTGCAATGTTTATGCACAAAGTGCAATTCAGCGAAGGGCGGTAGGTTTTTTAGTACACCCAAACCAC